TCATTGGATAATACCCTTATGGCGCAGAATTGGCCCGAGGCGATCCATCGCCTCACGCCATAGTTTTCCGTCCGCGCCAACCGACCGGGCAGAATGAGGCGTCATCTGCTGCTCGCCCCATTTTTGCAGCACTCGTGCATGCTCAAGGTCTATGTGCCGCCCGCGGTATAGTCGGTCGAGGCAGTTAACGATATCATCCGGATCGCAAGGACGGGTAATCCTTGAAGGTTCATTGTTTCGACCGCCTGCGCGTCGAGCGCGCAAGGCACCGACGGTCCAAAACCAGGCGTCTTCGACGCAAGGGAAAGGCGCCGTCGAAGCGGCGGAACCATATGATGTCGAATGAGCAGCGGCCATTTTGGCAACTCCAGGTTGAGTAAAGGACTTACTTCACAACCTGGCGCCAATATTTCGGCCAAGACAAGTGCCGGCAGGCGAAAAATCCTATTGGCTAGGGGAAAAATTCCGTGCATCTTGCCGCGGTTCATAATATCGATCGGGGCGACGTGAAACACGAGGATATTTGGCGCGCCTTGGATACACTGGCTGCAGAGTCTGGTATGTCCGCTTCAGGCTTGGCACGGCGCGCCGGCTTGGATCCCACAACTTTCAACCCATCAAAGCGGCGAATGCCCGATGGCCGGGCCCGTTGGCCGAGCACCGAAAGCTTGGCCAAGGCGCTGGACGCGGCTGGCGTCAACCTGGAAGCCTTCGCACAGCTTGTCGCGGGTGCCCGGGCCCTCGCATCCGGCCATTCGGCATCCCGGAGCATTCCCCTCATTGGATTTGCCCAGGCCGGCAGCGACGGCTTTTTTGATGACGGCGGTTACCCAGCCGGGGCCGGCTGGGACGAGGTAAGCCTTCCCGAGGTAGGTGATCCGCACGCCTACGCCCTGGAAATTTCCGGTGATTCGATGGAGCCGGTCTATCGCGATGGCGACGTGGTCATCGTTGCACCTGGCGCGCCGGTCCGGCGCGGCGACCGCGTCGTGGTCCGTACAGTCCGCGGCGAGGCAATGGCCAAACAACTCGCCCGCCGCTCTGCGCGGCGAATTGAGCTGCGCAGCCTCAACCCTGACCATCAGGATTATAGCTTCGATCTCTCAGAGGTTACCTGGATGCATCGAATAATTTGGGCCAGCCAATAACGGTCTCGCGAGCATTGCCCGAAGGCCGGCACTGGAGCGGCTTCATCCTGACTGGAAAATCGTTGGCACCCGGGCGGGCTGCCCTAGTTTGTTGTTTGCAGAGCATTTGTATCAGCTTTGGACAACCCGGCGCCTCGGGCCGATTCCAGTCAGGCTGAACATGATCTAATAGCTCCCTCGCCGCATCTTTTTCGAGTCGCCCACCGTTTTGCCGTGGTTACGCCGGCAAGCGCTCTCTGCCCATGCGGACATCGCGTGCCTCCCGACCAAACCCCACCAAGAGAGCAATGCTAACCGCAACCGTCCCGACGACCAGAGCAAACGGCCAACTCAGGTTTTTGTGGAAATAGGTGTCTGCAAGACCACTTTGGAGAGGCCCGTTGACAGAGGCGATGAGGTTGCCAAGCGTGTAGGTAAAGCCAGGAAATGTGCCGCGCACGTCGGCCGGCGATAGTTCGTTCAAATGCGCGGGAATGACGCCCCAGGCGCCTTGCACGCAAAGCTGCATTCCAAATGCCGCAACACCGATCGCGAGCGGGTCCTGCGCAAATGCCCAAAATGGCAGAACCGGCAGCGACAACAACGCTGCGGTTACGATTGCCCGCCGCCTGCCGAACCGCTGAGACAGCGATGCGCAAGTGATGCCGCCGAGGATGGCGGCTACGTTCATACAGATCAAAATCGCGGTGGTCGTGCCGAGCGAAAGCTTGTGCTCCGTTGTCAGAAACGACTTGTATAGGTCCTGAGTCCCGTGGCTGAAGAAATTGAACGCCGTCATCACTAACACGGCGTAAACCGCGAGACCGCGATGCTCCCACATCACGTGAAACAAATTCCCAACGCCGGCGCTGCGCGATTTTGTCGACCGCGCCTCCCAATCCGGGCTCTCCGGCACGCTGTTGCGTATATAGAGCACCAACAGTGCCGGCAGAGCACCAAGCATGAAGAGACCCCGCCAACCGACGGCCCCGATTGCTGCCCAGTTCAGGAGAGTAGCCACCAGGTAGCCGCTGGGATAGCCGGCCTGCAGCAATCCGGACACTGTTCCGCGCCAGCGGCCGGGAATGCTCTCCATCGTCAGCGACGCCCCCACCCCCCACTCGCCGCCCATGGCGAGCCCGAAGAGTGCGCGCAGAATCAAGAAAGCCGTTAGTGTCGGCGCAAAACCGGACGCGAACTCCAGCACCGAATAAAGCAGTACGCTTGCCATCAGCGTTGGCCGACGGCCGAATCGGTCGGCCATCAGTCCAAAAATGAAGGCCCCTAACGGCCGCATTGCCAGCGTAACCGTAATCGCCCAGGTAAGCGTCGTGCGGCCGGTGTGGAATGCCCTCGCCGCATCATCAAGCGTGAAAGCCATGATGAAGTAGTCGAACGCATCCAGCGTCCACCCGAGATAGCAGGCAATGACCACATGTCGCTGCTGACGTGTTACGTCGGTCATGGTACGGACCCCCGGGTTTTCCCGCGTCGTACGCGACCATTGCAGTGTGCGTCAATGGCCCAGTCGGCTGACGGTGTGCACCCGCACCGCCAGCCACGCATCAGTACGATCTAACTTCACGGCTCGGGTGCTATCCGGACCGGTTTGCGCTGAAAATCACTTGGCTGCGGGCAGCGGTCCGAGCTTCGCCACTAAATCCTGTGAAAGCCCTTCGGCACTTGCTTTGGCGGCCGCGTTGTCAGGCAGTAAGATCGAAATCAACGAGCCTGTCAGGAGGGGAATTGCCTGTGCCCAACTTACCTGATGGAGAACAATGGCAAATAACGTACCGATAACTCCGGAAATGCCCGCGACACTTGTGGGCTGTCGCATCCATGCGTTGACTATGTTCATAACGAATCTCCATTAAAATCTAGGTGGCACCGTTAGGGAGGGGAGAACATGCCAGGCGCAATAACGCCCGCAGCGATGACCGCGCCATGCAGGGCAGCAGCCGGATGCACGCCATCGATGCTTGCGGCGCCAAGGTCAATACGCCACTTATCTGCCCCACCAAGGTCGGCCATGTAGGCGTCATCATCGATAAGGCCATAACACCCTAGATTCGCAAGTCCGCTCGTCGAACGCAAGTAGGTATTGTAAGCCTCGCGTGTTATTTCGTTCACGTTAGCGACTTGCGACCCGGTATATACGATCGTAGAAATGGCAACTGAGCTCACAGTTGGCTTGCTTAAAGTAATCACGTTGGTAGCAAGATCTACCGCCAGCACTGTCGTTCCCGGCGCAATGGCCGTCCCAAATGTCAGCGCGGTAAACGCTGGAACCGCCATCGACGTGGCCTGGCTAAGCGTGACCGCAAAGCCGCTGATGCCAGTTATTGTTGTTCCAGATGCAATGCCCGGACCGTAAACGGCCTGCCCTACAGAAAGTCCCGTGATGCTTTGAAGTGTGATCGATGTTGCACCATGTGGTGCGGGATTATTTCCAAGGCTCTGAGACGAAGGCGGAATAACCACGACTTGTCCGGGCGCAACCCCGCCCGTGCCCGATAGCACAACGTTTGTCGCGCCAGCGGCGGCCGTATTTGCAACTGTGTTGGATGTCGTAATCCAACTCTGATTGGCGAGTGTAGTCCAGCCGTCGCTGCTGATAGTCGTCGGCGGTATCGTGAAGCACCATACGCGCTTGCCGGCTTGGCCATAGCGCTGCACGATGGCGCCTATGTACGACTCAAGGACGGCAGCGGATTCCGAGAATTGCTGAATATCATTGCGACCAAGTTCTAACAGAACATCGGTTATCCCGGTGTCAGTTGCCAGTGCATACTGCCCGACACCCTGATAGGCCTCCTCCAAAGCGGTCGTTGAACCCCGCGCAGCCGTAACAAAAGGCATGTTGTTCTCCATGCTGCGCTGGATATAGCCCTGCAGACCGAAAGCGTCTGGTAGATCTCCGGTCCCGGCACCGATGCTGTCGCCAAGGATCAACACTGAGCCGGGTAAGGCAATACCGGAGTTAGGCGTAACGAGGCCCAAAACCGCCGTTGGCCCCCAAAAGCCTCCCCCAGTGTTTGCAAGATTTGTTGGATCCATCGTGTGATCGTTCAGCGCAGTGCCTCTCGAATCAAACTCCACCTGGCTTCCGGAATAGCGGAACCCGCCTGGATAATCCGATATCTGCATGCCAGGGCCACTCATGGTGGACGAAGTCCGGACGAAGAATTGCGTATTTGGCGGCAGTGCTACCGTAATAGCATCGGAAGTCACGACATCATGGGCCGGCGCAATCACAACGCCTCTATTTCCGCCCCACCGTGCAGGCACGATTTTACCCGCGAAGGTAACCGGCAGACCTCCATTATTGCTTGCCATTGGGCTGGCGCTAAGATTTATCTGCGTTCCGGTCGGCTGGTTCCCGGTGCCGGCAGCGAAGCTGTTTGTTACTGATGTAACGTAGGTTCCACTCGCAAAGTAAGTGCCGGTGGAGCTGACAAGCTGGCCAGCACTTACGGAATTGCAGCCGATTCCGCCTGTCGGTGCGCATGTTATAAACGCTGAACTCGTGCTAAAAGGAGAACTGGTATAGACCAAATTGGATGGAAGAGTCGGCACGAAGACACTTGCATTAGAAATAGTCGTGGTAGTGCCACGATCAATCTCACCCTGCTGCGGCATATCGAAAGCCGCGTATACCAGCTTAACGGCCGTTACCGTTCCCCAGGAAGGCGCATAGCACATAACCTGGTCCATAGATGCGGTATCGGTTGCATCAAAATATGCCGCCGAACCATTAATTCCCCGCCGCGAGCATATCGGCACCCAGATCTGCCGGCCGCCGAGGCTACGCAAGCTCCGTTGTGGCGTGTTAAGTGAAGCCAGGGCACCTTCAGTTGTGGACAAAATTACACTCATTAGGGTCAGTGCAAGGGTCGGCAGATTTGGTCGCACCGCGTTAGCCCTCCCAGGCTGAGATGGTAGCGGTCACTGGGGAATAAATACTTATCGCGCCATGCGTAACGTACTGGCCACTCTCATAGAAAGAGCCTGGAGCAAAATAAACGCAATTCAATGCATTCGGCGCTGCAACGCCGCCAAGAAAATTTACCCAGATGAAGCTGGTCTGCGGTGCTTGAAAGGCTAGGTAACGCCGAGTCGGACTTGATTGAAATATGAAATTGCTGCTTAGCGAATTGACTGTCATCGATCGACTAACAGGCTGCCCTCCGACCGGCACGGATTGGATTCCTCCCGTCAAGGCGGACTCAACCGCCTTCAGAAGCGACACCATTGACCCTGGTCCGTTCATATAGATCGGATCCGCCTGTGTGCCTACAGCCTGAGATATTCCTTGCTGGGTCGAAATCTCAGCGTTCTGGTTCGCCGAGGTAGCGGCACCGGGGGAGGGTGTCACCACAAGCGGTTGAGCTTGCGTTCCACAAGCAACGGCGGTGCCTGGACCTGTTGCGCAGTGAACTGTTACCGCCATTGCGCGACTAATACCGTCGGGCAGGACATACGAATTCCCGGCGAAGGCCGGGCTAATTGAGCATATTACACATAAAGAGCCGATAACGGCGCGATGCATAGCGACCTCACAACAAAGAAAGACGCATCGGGGAGCAACAACTATATTAGCCTAACCACAGTCGAAGGAGGAAAGAGCCGTTGCATTACCCATCATTGTTTCAAGATGGCATGTTCTATAAACCACCGGTAAATTGGTTCCGCAAGCCAAATCGCGGCACTCCCCAGAACCCCCAGCCCGACAAGCAGTCCCGCTGCTTGAGACCGCAATGCAACTATCTGCGTGACAGGCTGCCGCAGCTCCTGCACCGCCTTAACCAACTGGTTGACGGAATGGGATCCAGTCACGGCGTCCGCTCGCAGACCCTCAAGATCACTCTGCATAACGCAGATCACGCAGTCTAACTTCTCCTCAAGATCTTTTTGATCGCCTCTCAAAACGCTTACATCTGCCCTCAGAATATCATGCAGCTTGTCAACTTGGGCATGACGAATCTGTATTGTCTCCGATAGCGCGCGCAGGCCCTGTACCACCTCGCCCATCTGCTGATAAAGCGGATTGATCTCTTGCGATGTCACAAATACTACTCCAATGGTCATCGCAGAGGCCAGAACGCAGCAAACCAACACGTAAGCAAATGATATCAGTCTCCAATAACTATTATCTTATCTCAAGCAATCGATAGCACTCCACCGTTGTTCCAGATTTGATTGGAGCCTGCGGCGGGCTTGGTTGTCGGAAGCCCAGATGAAAACAACCCATTTGATGGCGACAACCATAAGCTTCCTTTGGGCTGAATTCCAATGCCGCCACTGTTTGTCGTCAGCAGGCTGAGATTCCCCGTAGTCGCATTCTGGAGTTCAATCCAGTTAGTTGATCCATTTACATTCAAAAGGCTAAGCAGGTTGCCGCTCCTACTCGAGCCTCCCGACGCATTGATGAATAATGCGCCACCTTTCGTCTGAATTACGCCATTTATGGTGCCGTCGGTCCCATCGAAAATGACAGAAGGCGGGTTGCTACGAGTGGCTGCCTCATGGCGAACAAAGTTGGCAGCTCCGATGACGGAGTCTATTATGTATAATACGGATCCATCCGATGCTGTAAAGACATGGTTCTTCGTGTTGGCGAGACCCGAGGGGACAGTACTTGTGGCGGGACTTTGAAAGGTCAGGAAGTTTCCGACATTGGGAGCTGAATTGTCAATGAAAGCCGTTGACAAGGGAACATTGCCTGGATTTAGCGCAAATGTTGTTAAACCGACGGTGCCGTTGGACCCGTTTATCTTGATGACCGTAGCCATATTTCCAAACTGACAAGCGCCTATCGTATTACCTGACGAATTGAATGTGCTCGTGAAGTTGAATGCGATATCCTGCGAGCTCCCGCCTGAAGGGCCGCCATTGAAGTTGCATCCAACAACATAGAAATTTGAGCAACTTGTCAGATTGAAGAGTATCTCCTGCACGTTCGGTCCGCCGTCGCGTGATATGTCGAGGCCAACAAAGTACCCTCCACCAACGTTCGATGCCCTTACGGTTCCAAGATTGGTATTGACTTCTCCGTTGGCCGCCCAAAGCCCGAGCAACATCAATTTCCCCGGCACATATCCCTTCCAGGTTGTGATGTCTGTTTGAGCAAATAGATAATCGACGCCAACGACGAGTGGGTTAGTGAAATAAATGCCCTCACAATATCCGGTTTGAAGAACAACCGAGTCGCCATAATAGGCCTGTACACCGTTAATCCTGGTATCAAATGAATTGTTCAGTTCTATGACGGCAGAACTGGAAGCGCCAGCCGCCGAGGGTGGACCGAACCAGCTAACATTATTTATTTGTACGCTCCAACAATTAATCAAAACAAAGCCGCGCAGAAACGTCTGCGGAAATGGAGAGGTTCCATTTTGGGAATTAGGGTATCCAAAGCATTCAACATCGCTAATGTGGCCAGTGACATATCCAAAAGACCCCTCGATCGGGTATGAGAACCGTGCAACAGCACCGGTCTGCCCAGTCGTGTTTTCTGCGTATGCCGAGAAATCACGGAGTATAAATTTATTAAATGGATTCGTCTGCGATAAGTCGAATCCGATTCCTGTATGCTGTAGATGAAGCCTGGTTTGACCTTTGCCCGCTCCGCGGATGACGATCGGCTTACCGCTCCAGACAAGCGAACTGGCTAGCGTGAAATCACCAGAAGGTACGAAGATCTCCCCTCCGGCGTCAGGCAAAGCAGCAAAAGCAGCATTAAATGCAGCGGAGCAATCAGTGCCATTCGTGATCGCACCAAAGTCCAGCACGTTATAGCTATCCGTTTCTATTTCAACCAGCGTTCGACCAGGCAGAGTATCCGAGACAGAAACTATACCAAGTGTAACCGGCCCGGCAACCGGCGCGGTGATCTGGCCCTGCGCATTAAGTGAAACGTATCCGTTGGTTGGAATTTTTGCTGCCAGCGCCGCAACATTCGCCTCGGTAGTAGTTAATCCACTGCTTATCGTCGAGAGTTCTGAGGTGACGGAGGGATCTGTAAACGCTGCAATGGTTCCCCCAGTGCTAATCGCTATATTTGCGCCCGCTGAGAATAGACCTTGCAGAGCGGAAAGTGGCAAAAGTTCCGGTAAACCACCAGCATTGATAACTGCTTGGTTAGATAAATTCAATGACGGCGCAGTAGGAAAGCCGGCGTGGTCCGTGCCGTCTGCCTGAATGGCGCCGCCCTGTAAATCGAGGCCAATGCCAACTGCAACGGCTTCAGGTCCGCCCGGACCGAGTGAGACGCGACCAAGCAGATTTGCGCTTGGAAGTTCTATCGCGGGCTGTGTGCTAGCTAGCAGCTCGGCTACCGTTACGGAGCGAGTAATACCGGATTGACTTACCGGAAGCTCGTCTTGAGCCCCAGAGGAGTTTGCCGGTGGCAGCTGTGGAATAGTTGGCATGAATACCTCAGCGGCATTGAAAGAATGAGCGTTTTAGGCCGAGTCAATGCATTACCGGCGGTGAAAGAACCGGTCGTTCAGTCAAAGCACTCCAGTTCTAGGCGACCGCGACCCAACCGTTCGCATCAGTTCCGGTTTGCTTGACCCACAGTGTACTTCCAACGCCGCCGTTGAGGTTGCGGAAATCAGACCCCGGCGGCGCTTCAACGAGCCCGGTCGGCGCGCCGCGCCCCACTGTCGATGTGCAACCAGTGGCCTCCGTTGCGCTGGCGAGCTGTAGTACGCCGCCAGCGCTAGGCCGCAAAGTTATTGCACCGCCGGCGACGCTTTGCAGGACGGCGCCCCCATCGCCGGTCGGCAACAAATAGTCAGTAGCCGGAAATGAGACGGCGCGCCAGGCTCCAAAAACTCCCTCCATCTCTATGGCGCCGTATGCAGGTATCGTCGCCGCATAACCAGTCCAGTTCTGCTGCGGAGGTGATGCTCCTGCAAGTGCAAGTTGCACAGTGCAATTGCAGCTAAGCCTCAATCGTCGGCCGTTCAGAACCGGTAGACCAACATACGCATTCGCAGTTGCCCCAACCCCGTCTCCGATTATCGTTATTTCAGCAAAAGAACCTATACTGCCATATCCAGAACCGGGGTTTGTTACAATTATCCAAAGAACTTGCCCATTGTCGACTATCGATTCGGCCGCAGCGCCGCTTCCACTTCCGGAGATTACGACCTGCGCGGAAGTGTAACCGGAACCGCCACTGGTAATGCGAATGAAATTGATCTGTCCAACTGTATCCGCTTGATGATTCGTTAATATGGAGGCGACCGGATTAGTGGCACCCGTTACAAGAACTTGATCACAAATATCAGGAAAGACCAATGTCGACATCGAACCCACCAAAGCACTCTGTACAGAAATGATCGGCTGATTGTTCCAGCGGTTTGAAATGACGAGTGCTTGATCGGTGTGCAGCCAAAGCGCCTGATTAATAACCGCGCTGCCCCATCCGTTGAAGTCGTTATCCAAGATGCTTAGTCCGAGGCATCCATCGTGTACGTAGATTCCTCCTCCTAGGGCTAACGTGAAGCCGATCCAATTGCCAACAATCGATACTGGCCCACTCAAACCAAACGAAAGGCTCGGCTCAACCGCTGAAATGTCTATACCCCATTGATTAAGCGAAAGGAAATTTGCGGAAACTGAGATATTTTGGCAGCCACCGAGAAGAATCGCTGTCGCCGTACTAGCAATGTGATTTGCGGCGATTAGAGTGCCCCAACTGGTCCGGGCATCCAGCCCAACGTTTCCCCCAGTGATCTGATTGCCGGAACAGCGAGACATGCCAATTCGAACAATAGCGCCGCCGCCCGTGCCGAGGGTGCCATTCGAGAATAGAGCATTATCCTGGATTGAAGCATAATTTCCGCCAACCGCAAGTCCCCAGAGGGCGTTGCCGGAGCACAAATTGTCGTGCACAAAACAAAAAGGCGCTGCGATTGAATTGCTGGCGCAAGACTGCCATGTTCCGACTGCAATTCCAATTTGATTTGCGGTGCAAATGTTATTGTACAGCAAGCAGGCTGTCTCGGCATCGACGTCAATGCCACTGCCTAGGTTGTTTTGTGCCGTACATCCCTTAACGGAAACAGTCCCCCCACCCGATACAGAAACTCCATTCAACCTGTTATTACCGAAACTGCATTCAGATATGTCGTGAACGGCATCATTCGAGGAGGTAATTAGCAGGCCATGGCCCCCAGTAGATCCTACGGCATTTAGGAATTGGCAGCTCACGAACTTAGTATGTGTGCATGCATTATTTATCTGAAATGAAGGTGAGTTCGAAGCGGCCAAATCATTGGAATTAAATATTATTCCAGTCACACATAGAGACTGTCCAGTACATTCAATCCACGGCTGTTGTGACGTCACCTCAAGCCGCAGAAGGACAGTCTCATTTGGAACGCCTAACCAGGTAGTTTCCTCGGAGATGAGCAGCGGGCCATTCACGACGTACACCCGCCCGTCAAGCCGAATTGGTCGTGACGTCAACAATGCGGCGGCAAATGCCGCGGTGTCATCGGTCGCGCCATTACCAACAGCGCCAAAGCTCTCAATGCTAATGGCGTCGGCAAGGATGTCGGAAATCTGCCGGCTGCCCATGCCCCCCGTCGGCGCAGCTAGCAAATTAGAGCCGCTGATTCCCGTCAGGTCGCTTAGGCCACCCATAAACGCCGCGTAATTTTGGGCGGCATTTCCACCGCCCTGCGCCACCGCGACTAGGTCGCTTCCCTGCGGCGGGCCTGCGCTTGGAAGTATATCAATGAGAAATGGCGCCGGCGCACTTATTGTTCCACACTTTACAACAAAGTTCTCCCCTATTGCGATGCTCTCAGGCTCACCAATGCCCGCGCTAAGGCGGCCCAGTAGCGAGTTCTGCGACACCGCAAGAGCAGGCTGAACACCCGAGAGCATCTGCGCACGCGTAGCTTTGCGTGCGACGTCGCTCTGCGACACGACCAGCTCATCGGAATCACTTACCGAAACCGCCGGCGGCAGGTCATCAATTGTTGGCATGCATCGCCTTTAATTCAATTCGTGGTGATTGGTTGATTTGTCTGGTCTGTGATCGGAGTGCCGGTTTGGTCGGTAATTGCGTCCGGCGGCACTGGGGGCGTCGCAAGTGAAAGTACTGGAAGGGTCACTGTCCTGCCAATAATCCGTCCGCTGTTGGTTCCAATTGTTATGGTTACAGCATAAGTCGTGCCGGCAAAGCCTGCCGAGAACCACATAATTGCCAAATCGCCGTCTGCTGTCGACGACTGAAGTATCAAGTCACCCGGATTATTTGGGCTAATGATAACATCAAGGGTTGCAATAGCGTCCCCCTCGTTGCCGGCGATCGCTTCGGAGATATCGAGAACATAATCTAGCGTGTCACTCGGATCCTTCACCGGCCATGCCAGAACGGGCTGCAGAACAGGAACGGTTCCGCGTGGCACTATTCCGAAGCCATCGATGATAATCACTCGAGCGGTTGACGGTACCCAGGAATAGATTGCGGGGGTTCCCATTGCGTCCGACTCTCCAACAGCTGGCTGCGAGCGATCTCGTTTATACATTCAAGCATAACTAAAACGCGCAACTTGCCCATCATTGCGCGCAAACTTCATATTTATCAGACCGCACGGAAAAATTCGTTCGAACAATATTGTAGTTTACCATTCGTTACATAAAAAATTTCCTGGCAATATTGCGCCTGAGTGAGGCAACCGCATTGAGCGTAAACGTGCCACATTTCGTGCCGTCACCACTCAACGAGCACAAGCCCGGGCCCTCCTTGACCCCCCAACCCGCTTAGAACACCGCCACTCCCACCGCCGGCAAGCGCGCATGAATACCCGGGGAGAGCGGGTCCTCCTGTAACCGATGCTACTGGCGTTCCGCCTTCGCAACCAAAGCTGCCCCCGCCGCTACCGCTTAGAGCAAACGCGCCAGTTTCAACACCGATACCTCCCGGCTGACCAGCCGCAAGAAATCCTGAACCGGCACCCTCACCGCCTATCATTCCTCCTGCGCCAATTGTGCCGGCCGATCCATTCGAGCCAGCGGAACCACCCGTAGAAGAAGCAATGGTGCCAAAACCCGACAATCCTCCCGCAGTGCCAGTGCCGATTCCACCATTGCCAACGGTCACGAAGAAACTTTCGCCGGCTGACACAGCGTAAAATCCTTCCGAATAACCACCCCCGGCACCACCACCCCCGGCGCCGCCGTTTCCGGCGCCGCCGGCGCCGCCACCTCCCCAAATTCGAAGCCGCACTGCGGTTGTACCGTTTGGCACAGTCCATGTGCCCTGCGTTATTGGTGTAAACGCGGCGAGGTTATGCGTGCCCGGGCTTAATTGAGGCAACTTCCAAGGCAGAAAAGGTGCGCCTGGCGACTGCAAGATATTTGATGATCCAACGCCGCTTTGACCAGTCTGCACCGTGATGACATACAATCCCACCCAACCGGCATCAACGGAGGGAGTTCCCTGCGAGCCGACAGGGCTGGGCGCGCCCGCCTTTAGCTGGAATTGCACTTGCTGCAAGCGTTGCGAGTTTTGAGTCGCTCCGTCGCCGCCAGGTCCACTATACGGTTGCGACGGATTGGCAGCATTGTAATAGGGCAAGACCACCGGTGTAGTATCGGTTTCTAGCAAGCTGGCCTCGATCAAATAGTTGATCGCCTCGCCGGCGCCGGTCGGCGCAGTCAACTGAAAATTCACGCTAAGCAGGCTCGTCGCCATGCGAAGCAGCGGCTCGGCTGGCTCCGCCGGCAACGAGCCATAGGGTAGAGTATCGACGACCCCATATTGCGTTATGCTGCCAGGTCCAATTGACACTGTCATCGACTGAGGTTGCGTCGGTGAGCACGCAAGTCCATCCGCAACAACGTTTGTGCCCAGCGTGGCCTGCGCCAAGCCGCCAATGGCGACCATAATATTACGTTGAGTCGTTAACAAATCGGTGTCGAGCGGTATTGCGCCCGGATAGACAATCTGCCTGTCCACGGTCGATACATTCCTTGTGTTTGCTTGTTCGGTGCGCTGTGGCGTGTGATTGTGCCAAGCGATCGTACGTCCGCAGCCTAATCTGATAAGCGCGTCCACGCGACAGTCGCCGCTGGGAGCAACGGAGGAATCGCGGAGTAAATCTGTGCATCCGTCATTTGCGGTGGCTCCATCGTCGAGTTGCCATAGACAGGTATGCCGCCCGTGCCATATCCCGCGATGTTGGCAATACCAATGCCTCTTGGCCTGTAGACTGTAACAAAAACCTGGAACGGTAGTGATATGTTGCCCCATCCCCCCGCTGTATTATAGCCCACGCCGCCAAGCGTGTAGCCACCCGTGTCGCTTGTAAGGCGTGGCTCAAAAATGATCGGTGCACGGCCTGTGAGCTCCTGCAACGCCAAAATAAGCGCCTCCCGGGTTGCACGGGGTCGAAGTAGTTCGTACTTAATTCTTTGCAGGAACAGACTATCTGGCTCAAGATCCACGCGCGGCAGCAAGCTTCCGAAAAAATCGGAACTTATCATGTCAAGGAATATGCCAGTCGCTGTAGATATCCGGGATTGCTGAATGGCGAACTCAATAAGGAAGTAAATGCAGGACCAAGCGGTGCCTATGCCCTGCAGTAAGCCAGTGAGTACTGGTGCATCATCGGCGAACCACCCGTTGGGCAGGAGTGCTCGCATTCTACCAGCCATATCGGATGAATCGCCTAGCATCCTAGCTTACCGTAACGGAAGATATGATTATTACGCCGTTATCAGGGGCAACAAGGTCTTTTGGCGAATCATTTATCAGGGCACTAGTCACGCTAACAACGCTCGGATCGGTATCGTGAGCGATCGCTTCCAACTTGGATATAGCCAGAACAGCCCCGATCGGCAAACCGACGATCCATGCAACAATGTTCTGCTGAACCTCTACGGTCACACTCGCATGCGTCAACGGGTTGTTCGTTGCGAGTACCACCATAACCGCAGCCTGAATCACCAGCGGTCCACTAGCGGTAAACGTTGATCCAATCGGCCGCACTGCATTTACGGCAGCCTGTGCGGCTGATAGAAGGGTAGCCGGCGGATTTCCGCTACCATCATCGACGATAGCGCAAAAGTTTCCGATCTCCGGAAGTCCAGAAACTGTCTGGTTCTCCAACACGGCATATCGCAGTCCCTGCTGAAGGTTAGCAATCGAGGAAAGAATGGCAAGTTCAGTTGCGAGCGAACGACTATTTATGTAGAGATGAAACCTTGACCGAAATGCGGCATCTAACTCTGGGTCCATCCCGCCAGTTGTCGGAATTGCGTTGGTCACCGTATCGACACCAGGGATGGGTGAGGCAAGTAATCCAATTGCCCCGGCCAACACGTTACCCGCCGAACCTGACTTAGTTGCAATGACGGGTACGTTGACGCCTGTATTCTCTGCAAGTAGCGTATATCCCGAACTGCCGTTCCACGCCGGGTTACTCGTCTCAGCGGTGACGGAAAATGTCTGAAGACCTTGGGCCACCCGTACAATTGAATTGACAGGTATTGTGGTCGTTACGCCCGTAGTGTACCTGCTGAAAGTCACAATCCCAATGGCGCTAGTGGCAGGCAGGCGCGTCAGCGAAAAATCTGCCATCCAGCTATCCAGGTCTGGTCCAATGCTTGTGGCGGCTCGAGTCATCGACAGGACTTGAAGTATCAGCCATTGCATCCACAACGCTATAGAGGCGGCGGCTTCCAATAGTGCTCGCAAAACACTACCTACGGTCAAATCGACTAATTGTGACGCATTGCCCTGTAGGGTTGCTCCCATCTGTTGCACCATTGCCGAAAAACTTTGCACCGGTAGTTGCATATTAGCTGTCCACCGTGAACGTCAGGGATTGAGTAGCGCCATTCGTTGCGTCTACGTATGATATAGCGACGTACACGCTGCCGTTCGGAAATGCCTCTGCAACAACGGCAGGATCCGGCTGGCGAGCGATCGCTGCCTCCTCGAATATCTGGCTCTTTATCGTGCCAACAATTTGTCGTTCATTGATCGTGGTGCCTACAAATTGACCAAGGCCCGCACCGTAATCTGGATGCCACACATAGTCATTGGAGTTAGTTAATAGTCTTCTCAGAACTCTTTGCTGCCCGAGTCCACTACCGGAGGCCAGAGCGATGTCGCCTGCAGGTCCGGTAACTAGGTCGCCGCCCCAAGACAATGTTGCATCATTCATCATGATCGCAGCTCAATCGGTTGGAGAAGGTGGCGTCTCACTCGGAGGGTGAACATGCACATCATAGTGCCCGCGCAAGGCGGCAAGCGATCCATGGTAATCGGATACCTCACCGGTGACCTGGAGGTTGCCACGATGCAACCACGTGCCGCTACTTTCAATTGATCCGTCATTGTGCAACTTGAGGAAGCTTCCGCTGCTGTGAACCAGCCAAAATTCACCGGCGGGCGCTTGTGGCGGGGGCACGTCATTCGACCAGAACCGACCTACAACCAAACCCTGCTCGGCGTCACCTTCCTGCCATAAGACTACTACTTGGTCACCGGGCTGCGGTGCGCAGGCCAAGCCCCAGCCGTTGCCGACCCAGGGTGCTGCGATGGGCAACCAGCCTGATAAGATACCTTCCGGCTGCACAGTAACCCTCGCCGTAAACGTGCTCGTATCTACAGAACTTACGATGCCGATTCGGGGATGTGCCCATTTCTGGTCTAATTGAGCCATTTGACCCTTCAGGATATTGAAGAAATGGTCCATGAAGGCCGCCTAGCCTGAACTTGTTGCGTGAATCCATGCCTTAGGGAAAATCGTCGCTCAACCTCGTATACCATATAAACGCCATCGAAGTCTGTGTTCGTATTGGCGAGCTGAATTTGCATCCGCGGCATGGTCGTGAGGTCAGCCGGAGTTTCATAGCTCAGGGTCCGCTCATGCCCGCCCAACTGCGAAACCAACTTTTGCGCCAAGGCCTGCGCGTCGCCTAAAGACAGATTAGGACGCAGCGCAACCATTGACGCCGTGCCAGTCGCGATCGATCCATAGCTGGCTTGGGCCGAAATGCCTTGCTGCGATGCAGAGTCCCAACTTTGGACCCGAACTGTAAATCCTGCGCCAATGCTAAGATCGCGGCTGAGCCGCATATCAAGGCAATTTGCAGGCGCAACGACTGCTACAATAGCAGATGTCGAGGCAGGCTGAAAATACAGAGTGGCCCCAGCGACCCAGATATCATAGCCCTCCAACTGCGCAAGCCAGGACAATACGTCCCATTCCGTTGTCGCGCGGCCATGCTGGCTTAATGCCGACCGCGTATGGCCGTCCTGATAATACCGACCTATGAGAGTGGTTGTTGGCGTCACCGACGCCGAAATGCCGTGACGCCCACATAATAGAGTTGCGACATCGCTCGATGTAAGATTTTGAAAGCTCTCTTGTGTCTGCGCCGCGATGAAAATTGCCGTTCGGTCGCGTCCGGTGACAACAATATTATTTCGTATTGCATCAACTTCGATGGTATCGGCGAAACCAGAAATTAGTGACTGCCATATTTCATCGACACAAAATTGTAGTTCGATCTGAATTGGTAGCGTCGTCCAAACCCCGTAGTCACTCGAACTCAGTGTTGCTCGAAACATGAAGCTATCCGCGCCAAGATACGCATTTGATCGGATTTCGGCTTCATATACTCCAACTATTGGTAAACCATCGACGATCACCTGTAGGTTTGGTAGGCGAACATTAGTCTGCGACAAGGCTTGCTCCCGTAGCATTGGCGGTGTCGGGAATGATAAGGGTCGTCAAACCGTTAAGCCACGGGTCGGATATGCCATTGGCACCCGCGATTACATACCACAGCGTCGCATCGCCAAGCCATCTATTTGCAATATCGAATAGATTGCCGCCGGTTAACGAAATGCTTTGCATTAGAATGAAACCTGCGCAAAATTGGCTATCGCCCTTGAGACATAACCACTAGCCGCCGCCGCCATTGCAATGGTTGCGGCGCCACTTACCACGGTTGGAAGATCTGTAGCCGCGAGATCGTTCCCCGAACTCTGTATCGTTTCTGCGATGCTCCGCGCCGTGCTCTGCAGTACTAAATTCGCCGATGCATACGGTGCCGTGCCGGACCCCGACGAGCCGGCCGCCGCAACTGCTAAAGTGGCTGCCGATACATCCGTAAAGTTGGCGGCACTCGAAAGGTCTGATGCAACAGCACTCAAAATAGAAACTACAGCAGCCAAGGCTGGCGTGCCCGGGTCATCCACAACGACGCAACTGATCTTGTATGGAATCCACCAGCTGTTGCAGAATTCAAATTGCAGATCTCCAATCACCACCGAATAGAAGAATTCATCCCAAGCCAGTGTCGCTGGCTGCCCTGCAATTCTGAGAGCGTCTAACGCCCGGGCCCGGTCCGTTGCACCCGCACCTGAGAGAATTCCCCGCCAGGTAATGTCCGAATCGTCTGGCCCCAGCGCGTCAACCACGCGCACGCCGCCAGGTAACCGATACACCGCCAGGGATTGCCTGCCGCCGAAGGCAATGACCGAAGGTACTTCAAACGCTGCGAAATCGACGTCGCCTAGTGAAAGGCCCATCGCTTAAACTCCAATCATCGTGCCCACGGGAAGTCGGTTGCGCGTCGGGTCAAAGGCTGAACCGCTGCTTGGTTGGCGCGCAGCGGCCTGTGTCAACGTGCGCGCCATCCAGCGTCCGACCAAAGTGCCATCGAGAAACACATCACCTTCCGTTGGACCCGACTTGGACGCCGAAGATGTTGACGAATCTCCGCCCTGCGATGACGCGAGCGTTGGCGTGGGGTCAGGACTTGAGGATACTGTGGTGCCGAATGTTCCAAGACCGGGCATCTCTCTCTCTGCCCGCCGGGCAGAGTTCGTTGGACGGTCCTGGCCTACCCCGAAAGGCGCCGATGGTTTCTGCTGGCTGGGGGCGGCGGAAAATGATGCCCGTCCAATAGTCGCCGCGCTGAGGTTTTGCGCTGGCGTGGGTCCTGCACCCGCCGAGGCATTGGTAGGCCCATATGGCCAACCCGGCGCTACGCCGAGCGTTGGAGAGATGTTACGAGGTGCCTCCGCCCGCGCCGGGGCCACTCGCAGAACGCTGCTCGCGTGCTCTGCGGCGCCAAAGGCAGGCCGGCTTGTCGGCGCTGGCTGTAATGGACCCATTCTCACGGAAACGCGCCGCGGCGTGTCATCCTCGCTTGTTTGAGAAAGCGGGGTTAAATCGTTTCGCTCAATTGGCGCATGCATTCCGTTGTGAGCGGTTTTTGTCGCGCTCCCCGCTCCCGCGCTGAGGGGCGGGCGCAGCTTCGCCGGCGTTATCGAAGCGATCTTGTCGGCATGATTTAGCTTCAGTATTTCCGGCGTGTAATAATTGGCGGGAACCATCAGTTGCCCTGTGGCCCCTCCAAGCTGCCGGTCAGAGTGGCTCCACGAGGCCATGTTGTCGTGGGTTCCACGCTGCAGGGCAGCAGTTGTTTCGCGATCCTCGACCGTGCCCGATCGAGGCGGGCGAGCCCTAGACTGAGAAATTGCAACGGCGTCCGGGGCGGCCGCGCGCCGTCCGTTATAACCGTTTTGATTAAAAAACCGACCTTGCGATATGGTCAATCCACCGTGAGAGAGCGCCAGCTTGTGCTTCGCGACCAACACGGCTTGGGTCACCCAACGTGGTGCAGACTCAGCCACGTCATTATCGATCTTGTCATCCACGCGCGCCTCCAAGTGAAAGGGTAGAAAACGACTGCGCGCAGCCTGACACGAATTATATTGAAAAATCGAGATCGCCAGACCCCGGCAGTGGTCGGGAACTCTGCCAAAGCGCGCGACAAGCAGGTGTAACCTGGCTGCCTCGTTCCTCGACTTAACCTATTTGGGCGGTTGGTGGTGATGTGATGACAGCTGAGTCGACATAGGCGGTTGCGATGCCCTATGCTTTCAGCCACGCACGATTATCCCAATCATATTCAAGGCCTCCAAGCTGTCCCAAAGCCACGATCCACGCCAATCGATCAACAACCGGCAGTGAAAACGCCACATCAAAAGGCACCCCGTTCTTGACCAAATACAGGCAGTCTACGAGATCGGGGTGCCGGCTCAGTTTCCCGCCGCCATCTGCTCCTCGTCTTCGGAAGGTTCTGCGACCATAGCGTTAGCAATAGCAGAGAGCCCGTCATCACCCAGCCTGTGAACCAGCGCTTCCAGTTGACCCTCGGTAACGGGAGGGGGCACCGGCACATCATCGATTGCGGTTACCGCGACGGCGAGCAAAGCAATGCCAAGATATGGCGCGTTTTGCGATAGATCGGGCCCAAGCGCCTTGAAAAGGCGCAAGCGATCAAGAGCGGAAACTCGCCTCAAGGAAAGTTGCCGGCCGCGCAAATCGCAAATAGCGATCGGTGCCAAAGCAGCAGCAATAATGCGGCTGGTTGGAGTATCCATCACAGGCGCTGCCGTTGTGTAGCATAAAACTCAAGTCGCTGTCTGACGCTCGAGTCACCACGCCAGGAACCGGAGTTTGCAAGCTTGAACACCACGCCGCTATATTGATAGGTTGACGTAGATCCATCCACTTCAGCAATGTATTGATATACTGTGCCCGCTGGAAGCGAGCCGACGCTGAAGAATGCACTCTCCGCGCCTGCAATGAAGTCGTCCACCGCGCTGGTGCCCCGCTCCACTTCGAAGCTGCCATCCCAACCTTTCGGCAATTCCGCGCCCATTGGCACCCCGTCCAATCGGTCCAGCCTTACAGATTGGGTAATCTGACGACTCTCAAATCCGGTGACATATGTCAAGTCCACGCGGCCGAACGGTCCCATCACGACGAGCTGGCAATCTCGACCGATCGAGAATGAATTGATAGGCATGAGAAGCAGGCTCCCGGTCTATTGAATGCGCTCACAAGGCAAAGAACTGGCTATCGTAAGAGTTCGTCATCTGGATCATGACGGTAATCATCTCAGGGTGCGTGCAACCATCACCGTCGACGGAATCAAACACCTTTCTGTCCTACACATGAAGGCTGGACTGCTGTGGCATTTGCGCTTCGAATGCGACCAGCGCCGCAATTGCCGCTGACAGCGCGATGTTTTCTGCCGTACTTCCTTGTGGTGCGTTCTCCGATGCGAATAGTGCTGCCTGCGCCGACGCCAATAATGCTTCGGCTTGCTTTACTATTGCAGGGTTGGCACCAGAGCTGGCCGCATATGCAACTTCAACCGTAGCCGCAATGTTATAAGCAGCGATCAGGTCCGTCTGATCTGCCGGATTGCCAGCGCACGCCGAAATTGAGAGAGCGCCGGTAACTACTGACGCAAAAGCAAGCATCTTCATATCGATATTCCTATACGATCACAAGAGAGTAGTCCGAAACGAGATCCAAATAACAGGTTTAACGTTCCATCAAAGACGAACCAGCGCACTCATTATTTTGGCGGAATTTGTGATATTAACGCTTTGTAATCGAGTAAACGTATTTCATTGACGTAAAAAATACTTTCTTATGCAGACGGCAAGATCTGCCGCTGTACAACAACCGTCTGACCGCCCTCTACATTGACGATAAATATCTCATTTATGCCCTGGTATTGAACTTGGGCATCACTTTGAACGTAGCCAAGGCTGGTCTGGCTCAATGGGTTGTTGCTGCCATCGCAAATGACTGAGAAAGGTAGTGTTCCGTCCGTACTGCCAAGTATGCCTTGGCTGTATAGATTGTACAGATAGCTCAATTGGGTTGCTCGTATTCTGTTGAAGAGACCACTGTTTATCACTTGGCCAACGAACTGACCCATCCCAGCTGCGAGAGTTGCTGCAATGAAATCTGTCATGCGGGTATAATTGTCGCCGTTCGTCGCGGGATTGCTCGAAGTGTTATGTCCGCAGCGAACCCCCCAATAAGCGCCTCCTGGTTGTGGAGTAGTAATGACGTCGATCCCAGCCTCAAAAAGCACCTGCAGTTCGGCGTCGCTGTAGGTAGTCGATTGCCCGCTACCGGGGGTTCCCGCACTCTGTGAACCTATGATGTTATAAAGGGGCTTGTTCAGGCTTGACTGCTCAGGAGAGAGATTCGCCAATATACCAGCAACGAAGCCCTGCGGTGACACAATTCGGATGACACCGTTGGTTTGATCGTACCAGAAAATCCAATCGCCAAACATCATTTTTGCAGCGAAGGAATCGAGGCCGGATTGCTGGATTACGTTTACGGCGTCCGATATAGTGTCCCCTGCAGGACCGACAAGAATCATATACAATCCTTCAGACGCACCAAAATTTGCCTGAACAACCCATTGTGTCGGGTCGTCAGTGTCGCAAAGAACCCCGATGCTGCAGTTTTGCCCACTTAGCGCATACATGCCGGTGCGGGGGATAGTGCTCTGTCCAACCAAGGTTGCGGCCGTCACACCGGCCGCCCCGTCAGTGCCCCCCAACAAAGGCTGCCTCACGACTGCCGTCGGCGGGGTGGTTGTTGCCGTGCCCAAAGTTGCAATAATCAGCAGCGAATTGCCGCGGAGCGGCCCTTGGCCGCTGTTGACGGCAGCCACCAAATTATGCCAAAATTGCGTCGGCGTTGGCGCTTGAATATTATCAAAAAGTTCGGGAAGTTGCCCCTGCATTGAGACTGTTACCCGCCAGGTGCCACTCGCTAATCCCGCGCCAAGCGATACTGAAATCGAGTTACCGGACGATCCGGTAAACCGAGCCGTTAGCATAACGGCGAAAGCACCGTTCAATAACCCAAAGGCGCATGACGCTGCCGTGTCCGTTCCATCAGTAACACGCACGCACCGGAATGCGCTCGCACCCTGCTGCACAGATGTCGCCACGTTCGTCCCCATGTCGTATTTCCTTACGGCTATGGGCCCAAATGAGCTGGCGTAGTTCGCCATCGTGCCTATAATAACCGGTTGATTTACGGGTCCCCAACTGGCGGTTCCAACGACTCCAATAAGGTTCGTCGGTACTCCATTCAAGACTAGGTTTTGCGGGGGCACAATCTGAACATAAAGATCGGGCACAACCAGCGCAGTTGTATTCAGACTACCCTGCTGATAAATCGGCATTTCAACGCTCCTGATGGCTGCTAGCCGACTGGCCGGGCACGATAACGCGCACTACATTATGGGCATTCTCCCCCGTCAAGGTTGCCTGAAGTTGTGCCGGATCATTAATGAGTGCTCCGATCTTATATTGGCCGAATGACCGCACAACGACTAGGGCGCTGCTCATGCCGCTATCTCCATCACGCGTAAATTGTTTTGCCATTCCAGTCGAGATCGCCGAACAGCATTGTCGGGTTATTGCTGCTTATGGTTGTGCCATACTCGACATCATAATTCAGATCGCGGCGATATAACGAGGATGCTTGATCGGTGTCATAATTCGCTGTAGAGAGATAGCGAATACGACCGCCGGTACCATCTGCAAGAGTAAGAAAGCTTGTCTGTGCAAGTGAGCCACCGATTACTTTTGAGACGCCGTCCCGCAGTGTTGGCGTAGGCGACCAAACGGAAATCTGAAAACCCTGTTCTTGCCGGCTCCACTCCTCAAGAGCAGTAACGCTAGATGCCGTTCTTGCTACAAAGCCGAATGCGCTCGGCGCTGTAAGGGTCGCTCCACTTAGCCAGCAAATCATGTCGGCTCGCACAGCGCCTGCGAGGGCTGCAGCGACCAAGGCAGCATTGTCGCCGGCCTGCGCCTGATAGACGAATGCTTGTTGGTTTATCAGAACGCCTGCAAGATCGCCCGCCGACGCGGCACCGAAGAACGTGGCGGAGATACCTGATACAGCTACCGTGAGGGTCGGCGCGGTAGGAACAATAACTGCGTGAACACCCCAGCGCGTGGTATTCTTGGTGGAGTCCGGTATTGCGTAGACACTTACATCTATGGTTCCCGTGGAGCGGTCGGCTATAAGCGCCGCATTGGTCGGACGCCCACGGTATATGCGCAATGGAACGCCAACTGAACTCACCGAGGCAACGCCATTCGGATAGGCTGCTGCCGTGATTGCATCAACAAGGGCTTGTTCCACATCAGCAAGTTCAGCCACCGCGCCACCTCATAGACAATTATCGTCTTCCCTTCGCGATCGAAGATACTGATCCCACTCACGTTCCAGCTCGGGTTTGTTCCCGGACCATTCGATTACCCCAAAGCTATTCCGTTTCAGGTCGACATCTGGATCGAAGCCGTGTCGTACAAATAGATCCCAGCGACCAAGGTAGCCACGCCGCTCCTTGGAGCCATGAAATCGATGTTCGATGGTTCCGGGTAACGCGGCAATCCGGCCATTCACGTAGGCCATCGCGCGACGCTGCCAGCGCTCCAGGTGAAGGCGATATGAGTTGCTTGTACCAGATGGATAACTGCGCTCCACAAGGCCGGCAAGCGCCAAGGCCATATGGTGGTCCGCGCTCCCCATGCCCGCGAGTTCAAACAGGCCGCCAGTCCGATCCAGGAACTCACGACGGCACGCCCAAAAGTACCCGCTGTGTGGATAGGTAGCGTATCCGCCATCAAAGTTCCAGAACCGTTTTCCCTTAGCGACAAGGGGCGCGCCCGATTGAAACTGGGAGCAAAACGATTGATGAACACTTATTAGTTCGTCGTTAGGACCAAGATCAAGAGCTTTGCTCCAGGTCTGGATAATTCGGTAGTGTTGTAAGTAATCAGCAACTTCTCCTACCCACCCGGTGTTTCTGTGCCATATGTCGGCATCGCCCCAAGCGACATACTCAGCTTCGGGTATACGTTTTATACCCTCATTGATTGCACATTCCTTGCTCCACGCCCAGCTGTCCGCACGCAGGCCGACATGATTTACGTGCGGTAAGTCGCACGTAAAAGGGGCCTTGCCATACTGGATTTCGACGACCGTCAATCGTGCGCCGCTGTCTAGAATGTGTTCGACCCAATCCTTATAATGCTTATGAGGCCTACGCCAGCGGAGTGGGTTAAAGCGAGCCGTAACTACGTGCAATGGGCTTAATGGCATGCGGAATTTCCCAGGTCTTCTTGATTATAGCAACCGTGATAGCAATGAGATTGCCGGCAGTTATACCGTAATAGTGGCATCCGCTCATCCGTCAACTTGACGCATGGCAAGTCGCCATCCGAGATCGCTTCGTTGCGCTGCAGCTACAACAAAACAGCGCCCCAGATCGTCGGTCACGACGTCCGCAACTTGCGGAGTATTTGGCAACTCAGGCAGGAATGCGATCCAGTTACCGAAGTGCGACTCTGGCAGTGTGCCTGCAATCTTTCCGCCAGCTGCGATAATAAGCGCGGGCCAGCCTGCTATCAGTTGTTGCGCCGTACTCGCGACAAAGCCGCTATAAGAGCCGCCAACGTTTATTTGCGGACGATTTATTGTTATTACATTGCCGGTCTGGACACACAAGACCGGCTGTGCCGGCCATTGTGATGCAATGAAAAAACGCCCGTCTGTTCCCTGCAGATAGTCGCCGGGCAGAGTATAATGGGAGTCGAATACTCCGCGCCATAAAATACCAGCATATCCAGTTGCTCCAACAGCAATTCCGCTAATTGGAACAAAAGCGGCGCACAGCCTGATAATTCGGTTACTCGAAATGATGGGATTTAAATTTCTAGCTGGACGGTAAACAATGTACGGAACTCCAATGCGCCGCGCGGCGACGCCGCAACCCTTGCTGACTAGATCCTGTAGCGTGGCTCCGTCCATTACACCACCCAAGTCACACCGGCGAGGCCCAACCCCTCGCCGGGCGGAATGCCGAGGAAGGCACACAGTCGGCGGCGCCAACTATCCAGCAGTCGCAGTCGATCCGCAACTTCAAATCGATTGTGTTGCCAACCAGCAGCGCCATCACTATCCAGGTTCTCGCTTGCCAGCGGAACCGCAGATTCGAGTTGAGTCAATATCGTTACATAATTTAGTGCCACATTTATCTCGGCGGGGCTTAGATTATTCATTCTATATTCGAGCGCACCGTAAGCTGTGAAGAAACGCCAGCCCATGTTTCCGTCGGGTGCGGCGCCGTAAGCAGGATATCCACAATGTCGTCGTATGTCAGTCTTTTGCTGGTCAGTGAACATGTTCGCTCCAGCATGTTACAAGTTACGGAGGATTGATGCTGTCAAATTCGGGCAAATAGAATACATTCCGAAGCTAATTATCGCAGCGGGACGCTCTGTACTGTATTCGGTATCAGTCTAGCCGATATGTTCAATCATAACCGCCCGTTTGAAATTGGCGTTTGTCGCAGTCGCTAAGGTTGTGCTATTTGTTGTTGTGTCGGAAGGAGCGCAGAAACCACCTATCCAGTACCAAGACTGAGCAATGATCTGCTGCAGGCGGTCGATTGGTTCACGTGTCACCATACATACTCCATCGACCATCGAGACAATGGAGTTGTCTGGCGCGACGTCCTCGGCCGCCATGCCCGCAAAATCGCCCTCAATGAGCGCGCCCTGCCCTACAATGATCGGACGACGAATCATCGCGCCAGGCACTATGAGTGAAGGTTGCACATAAGACTCATTTGTAAGCACAAAGCGCAATCCCAAAAATTCATTTACCACTCCCTGGCCGGGGCGGAACACTTCCACTGCCGAAGTGGTGCCAATAAACAGCCGCTGGAAATCTTGGTCTGCAAATAGCTGTCTCGCGCTAATCGGGTCGAGATAGCAGTTGTACGCACCGCCAATATCGGGAACGGCATTGACACGTAAATTAGCAACTGCATCCAAGACGTTTGACATTGCGAGCGTGTCGCCAGCCTGCAACAATGTGGTATTTCCCCGCCCGTTTGGCCGGAGGATGAGCGAGCCAGTAGCCGACAAGACGGTGTTGCCCACAGTTCCGTCAGCGACAGTGACATTGGATGCAAACGTGAGGACGCCGGAAATTCCTCCTGGCGTGGTAGAAACATTTGTTCCATCCACGGCAGCGCCAACAACGCTATAGACATCCGATCCGACTGTAATCGCAAGCGGGTTACTAGTCGACACCGGCTGCTGGACGCCGTTTACAAAAGCGGTTTGGAAACCACGGACGTCATCAACACTCACATTGGAGCCGGCGTTTGCAATGGTAACGCGTACCCAACTGTTACCGCCGAAATATGCATTGAAGAGTGCGTTGCGGGCCAGGTCGTCCAGACTGCGTGCGGCCTGTTCACCATTGACATACGCGTTTTGCAAGAACTGGCTTGCGATGCCGACGCGACTCGTAACCACATTAAGATCCATCGTGGATGCGTAATTGTATAGCGTAAGCGTATACTGTTCGACACCCCACGTTCCTGGTGTCAGCCCATTGTCAAGATTGGTATTTGTCGATGGCGCTAGTGGTGTTGTTATCGATGGACGCAGTCCTGCCCGCGTCTTCGTCAATGTCTCACCTATGCCAACAGCGAACTCTTCACGATCTGCGACTGCCCGATAGCCCAGGCGTGATGTCAAGGCTTGCTGAAATTCTCTTTCAAGAAAGCCCTGCTGAATGATTGGCTGCAAAGAAGCGGGAAAATTCTGAATGCCCATTTAAGTCCCCAGTTGGAGCGGCCAAGGCCCCCCAGTAACGGTGAAACATGCGCCATTTGTTCGACAAGACGGCTTACCGGCGGCGGAGCAGTTCGGCCCTTGCCGTGCGCCATTCCTCCAAGGTCATCTCGGTTGCAAGCTTGCTTCGAGAAGGTGTGCTCAACGGCGCGCTTGCCAAGCTACTCGAGTTGCCAGACAAGAATAGCCAAGGTTTGTCCCGTTGCAGGCGCGAGATCAAATTTGCGGCGCCCCTTACTTCCCCTGATTCATCGACCGTGATGTCGACGGGATCGATCAACTTCAAGCCATCTAGGTCAATCATGCCGTTTCTCAACGCTTGATTTTTGAGCTCGGCATGGATCAGACGACGATCTGCAGCCGCCTGCGTCTCCCGCAGGGCCGCTTCCAATTGCAAATTACGGGAACGTAAGGAAAAGATCTCGCCATCGGTTTCGGGTAATGCGCCATCATCGTTCATTCGAGAGTTTCACCCTTTATTCGAGCCAATTCGGCGCTTATATTTTCAATATCGTATGCCGGGGCAAGGATTCGCAGGCCCGTTTCGCGCGAGAGTAAGCCTCCGTTAATCATTGCTTCAATTGTTTGCGCATCCCGTTGCCTATCGAGCGGGTCTGGGGGATACCAGTCGGGCCACCTTAACGTCAGAGATGCATCGGGATTTAACGGAGGGAGCAATTTTCCTTCGACGCGGATTTCATATAGCCTTGCTGCATGAAGCATCATTCGGGAAAGTGGCAGTATGCCGAAATCGCCGTAATTTACGCGAAGATTGTCCGCCAGCCACAAAAGCCCTTGGTTCATCAATTCGAGCGCGCGGCCGCTGGCCGGCGCCGTCAGTCTATTTGCTTCAGTGCGGTTTCCATGCACGCTTTCAAGCGCAAGCTCGCGTAGCATTCTTACGTAGTCTAGAACAGCTTGAGAGGCCGTGCCGCCAATTTCCAGAAGCTTGGCGTCACCCTTTTCACTCACCACCAGGGCGTTGGCGGCCCCCCTCACAATGTTCGTGTCGAGTCCAACAGGCTCCCGGATAAGCAGCGTGGGGTCGCTGCTATATTTCAAGCCACGACCAGCTTGACTTAATTGATAATCGATTTCGATTGACGTTTCAATAGCTGCCTGGAATGTACATCCACCGTCTTCGCCGACGCCACCAGGCAGGTTAGGTATCCAAACCAGCGGGACGAATCCCAACCCGTGTCTCACGCTTCGCTTTTCGTCGAGCATGGCGACCTGATTAGATCCGACTGGCGCTGGATCGTACCACCTCTCCCAGACATTGTCCCAACGTCGCATGAACCAATATGTCGCGTCGGCGTCAGGTATCGCGAACCCTTGCGATGCCAACTGTACGCCACTGACTTTGTAGCGTTCAGTTACGTATTTTAGCGTATCAGGTGCATCTGGTTCCCAAATCGGCGTGAGAAAAGGTGTCTCCAGAACATTCAAAAAGATCCGCCCACGTAATACCCTCAGCAATATCGCAACGGAGCCGATGCTTCCCCGCAATGCAGCATCTGTCATGATAGAGTTGAGGCGCGTCGATCGTGTTAAAGCAGCAATAGCATCTCGAACCTGCCGGTCGGGCGAGTCGATGACCGGAAAATGACCGTCGCTGAAAAGCAGTGCTACGCTATCTTCAACCACTGTGCGGGCCAGCGCGTAGCGAACCGATGGCCGTCGCTTGCGCAAGGGTATGTATTCACCGCCGGGCGTCCGCTCTTCGTGGAATTCGTAAGGCAATGAATCATATAATGTACCATCTAGAACGCGCCGCAATAATTCCAGGCGTCTGGTTCGGGCAGGATAGTCATGATCGGCAGGTATCAGGTCGCAGATTGTGCTTAGCAATGCTTTATCCTATCGACCAAGGAATGGCAGCGATGTGTAGTGAGCTGACCGTTGATTGGTTATGAGAATCCCGAATGCACGCGACAGCGCATCTACCTGATCATCTTTCTTTCCGTGCGGAAAAGCGGCGAGTTCTTCAAGAAAGGCAGTGTTCCACCTACCTCGCTTCAGGCTCAAATTTCCGACACCGATTTGCGAAGCGACCCGCTCAGCCCTTAGCAGCTTCGGTCCGGCCTCAGGGCTGCTCAACACACGAAATCCAGCCAATGCGGCCGTCAATACCGATATCTGGTAAAGCCCTGCCTGGCCCGGGTCCCTCGGCAATGCTACCAGAACCGCTTCGCCGTCCTGTTTTGCCACATCCAGCACGAGTGCATTTATTTCCGCAGACGGTTTACGAACGCGGCATACATCCTCAACAACGTATCGCCCAGCATCGTCGCGCAGCAATTTCACGCCCGCAGTCCAGTCCGGATCACCGTGACCTTCGCCGACACCGGCAAGATCCCAGGCCCTTACGGCCACTCCCACGGGCATTAGGTCAATGATCGGAATCTGCGACAAATCGAATAGGCGACCGCCTTCCGCCTGAGGCGCCTGTTGGAACAACGCGGCGAACCCTCGCTCACCCAGCGTCTCTTGTTTCTCCAATAACGCTTGGCAATCTTCCCATTCCGGCCAAAGTGCTTCGCCGGGTTGGCGGTCCATGGGATCGAGGGATTCTGCCAGGGCCGGAAGGCGCAAAACGGTCCACCCGCCTTGTGCAATGAGTCTGCCGGCCAAATCGTCCGTATGCCACCGAGTCATAACCAACAAAGTTCTTGCGTTTGGCTTCAGGCGTGTTACGAGCTCAGTGCGGTACCAATTCCATAACCGTTCCCGCGCCGCGGGGTTTTCTGCATCGATGCGAGACCGAATGGGATCGTCAATCAAAGCAAGGTCGGCGCGGCGCCCTGTCACCGCACCGTGCACGCCAATGGCGAAATATTCACCGCCATATTCCGTCAGAAATCGCCCGGCGGCACGCGCGTCTTGCCGAACTGTTATATCAAGCCGCGCACCATGCTCATCCAATAAGGTCCGTACCCCGCGTCCGAAATGTTCGGCCAGCCCCGCTGTATGGCTGGCTGTGATCACTGACGTCGTTGGGTGTCGCGCCAACCACCACGCGGGAAACAGGAGACTTGCGTAAGTACTTTTCGCCGAACCAGGCGGCATCAGCAGCATGAGGCGCCGCGTCTCACCACAAGTCAGCGCTTCCAGGGCAGTTAGCATGTGAAGATGGTGGCGAGCCGGCGACTGACCGAGCGGTGCCAAGGCAAGGGAGGCCCAGTCGCGCAGGCTACTCCGAATTCTCGTTCGCAGCGCTTTCTCTCGTATCGCCGTGCTTGCAATATTCATCAAGCTGGCTATCCCGCATCTTGCTGAAATCGAGGTTGACGGCAGTTATTGTTGCCTTCGCATGCAGATAGGGTGCGGCGGCTTTCGCCAGCTCGATGGCCCTATCTGTTTTCCCGCTAGCGAAGTCCTGCCGCATTATGCTAAGAATAACTTCAAGGGGGGTAGGAAGTGGCGGCATTCGCTCGACTCCCAAGTCTGGTTAAGCAGCAAACCGCGATATGCGGCGCATTTTCGGCAGCGCATTAATGCCCGGTTCGTCTCCCCGGCTCTTGCGCAAACAGTGAGTGAAGGCCGGTGGGTCGCCTACGCAAACCACCAGCGTTGAGATATATATACCGAATTTTGGGGCATCTAGGCAAGGAAAAAATGCTGAAAGCCGGCATATTATCCTACGCCCTCCGTTCGGTCCGCCTTCTGCCCTGCGGCACCGCCCTGGTTTTCATAGTCGCCGCCTGCTCAACTGGCTTGCCGCGCAAATTCGTCGGTGACCTGCAGCCTGTCGCCGGCACATGCGATAGCGGCAACAGGGCTGTTCTAACCCGAACCGGGTCGTCGGTCTTCTTTGAGCCGCAGGAGGGCGTGATCGTGCTTAACGGCAACCTATCGGAATACGGAGAAGTCGCGGCCTCCGTCGAAATGCCCGGCATGAACCATGTTGCCTACCGGCTCACCTTCACCGGGCACGTCGACGGAAATCGCATTCACGGTACCTACGTTACTCTTCATTGCCGATACAGGGTGATTTTGCGCGGCACTTCAAACTAATGTCCCCGCCAGTCCGCCGCCCGATACCCGTGCACCCTCGGCCTTTTGCAGCGCGCCGAGGGCCGCCACCAGCATATCAATCCCCTGGGCATGCCAACGCTGTATTGCCTTGTGGTCGGCGCCAAGGACAGACCCCAATCGCCGCCACGAGTACAAATGCCGCTCCGTCAGTGGGCTCACCAAGCTGCGGGCACCAACTATTCTGCGAAGAACATATCGCTCATTCGGGATAAGCGTAATCCACCCCAGTGCCTGGTCCATGCGCGTTATGCGCGATGCCGAAGGAACCGGCGGCCGAGCTCCGGCATGGTCGCTTCCATATGCATCCAACGCGGAATTGACCACGTCAAGCTGCGAAAGGCGCAGCCGTGTCGTATGCCCGGTATTGGGAAGCGCCAACAACGTGGCTCCTGCTTCCTCCAGCCGATACACGACAAATGTTGCATCAAGCTTTTCGTAGCGTTCCGCTTGCTGTGCTCGCGGCCCGTCCGAGATACATTCGTTCATGATTTGTTCCTTCTACAGAAAAACAGGATAAGGATACGGTTGACCGGCCAGGACGGTCCCGTCCGTTAGTAAACTCCACATGATAGGGTGCCCCGGCGGCAATGCTGGCCTGTCGCCAGCCGAAACCACATGCTCCGCGCGGACTACGGGGCGGCGCGCCCTGATGCGACGACCGCGCTCCAATACCGTATTTCTCCCCAATTCCAATTCCTTTGCCACCTGATCCCAGGTCAACCCGGCAAATCGCAATTCCCGCAAACGATCATCCGCAGCGTCTGTCCAAATCACTTTCTGTCGCATCTTCTTACCTCCGGTTCTACCAGAAAAGATAAGCCACACTAACTCTCGCGGGTCAAGAAAAATGACTGGCATTGTTAGTGTCCTCATCCTACCTTCCATTCATGGCAACTCAAGAAAACACCGTCGGCAGCCGAATTCGCGCTTTGCGCCACAGCCAGGGCATGACGCAGGAGGACTTGGCTGCCGCCTGCGATGTCAGCCGCAGCGCGGTCGCGCAGTGGGAGACTGACCGCGCTGGCCAGCTGCGCGACAATATCACGCGCATAGCGGACGCCCTCGCGACGACCATCGAATATCTATTGCAAGGTGAGCGCCCGCAGAGTGACGTCACCGGCGACGAACTCGCCCTGCTTAGGCTATATCGGGCTTGTGATCCGGAGGACCGGTCCTTTCTTCTGCGAACGGCCCACAAGCTGGCCCGTAGTTGA